TGCAATCTCGTGCCGCACTGGCGGCGAGTGGTAACGCCAACGTACAAGACACTGCCCATCTTGCCGATCGTTTCATCGACAACCTGCGCAACCGTCTCGTGTTGGGTCAACTCGGCATGACCATGTTGACGGGTCTCAGCGGCAACCTTGAAATCCCAGGTGGTGACGCAAATATCGCGGCTGCGTGGCTTGGGTCGGAAGACGCTGACGCTGCGGAAAGCAACCCGACGTTCCGTAAAATCTCGATGTCCATCAAGGACGATGCGGTTTACACGGACATGACACGTCGGATGCTGATCCAGTCAACGATTGACGTCGAACAGTACGTTCGGAACCAAATCCTGACTGCTATGGCAGAGGGCATCGACCTTGCTGGGTTCTACGGTAGCGGTTCTAGCGGTGAACCCACGGGCATCATCAATACCGCTGGTATCGGGTCTGTGACGTTTGCTGCGGCTGTCCCAACTCGTAACGAGTTGATTGACATGCGTGCGGCAATCACTGCCACCAACCAAACAGCAGCCCCCGCGTTCGTGTTCGATACCGATATGGAATCAGACCTGATGAAAGCGCCGGTTGACGCTGGTTCGGGTAAGTTCCTCGTGGACGCTGCGTCGGGTCGCTTGGACATTGGCAACCAGACTGTCACCACAAACCAGTTCACAGCCGGTGACGTCCTCGCAGGCGTGTTCTCGGATGCGATCATGGGCATGTGGGGTTCGCTTGAGCTTGATCGCTCAACCGAGGCCAAGTTCCTCTCAGGTGGTCTGCGTATCCGCGCGATCCAATCGGTTGACTTCGGTGTTCGCCGCGTCGGTTCGTTTGCATTGGGTAACGACGGAGCGTAAGGTAACGTAGCGGGGCGCTGATTCGGCGCCCCGTTCGACACAACATCAGGAGGCCGACTATGGCTATCGAAAACGACAAGAAACTCCCAAACATCAAGGCTTTGCGTCAGTTCTTGCTGAACGGTAAAGCGGTTGTTAAGGGTGAAGTTATCGCCAAGGGTGATTTTGCAAATTCAGGCGATTATATGAACCTGTGCGCAATGACGCCGGCTCGCGCCGAACAAACCGACGCGAAAGTGGGCTTGCCCACAAAGGCCGACAAACTGCCGGGTGCCAAGTAAGTGCCTGCTGCGTTTATCGCAAATGATGTCGCCCATGTGACAGGATCCGACGTGTTCGGGGAAAGTGTCACATGGGCAGGCAGCACCGTCACGGTGATCTTTGACGACGAGGACGTTGAGGTTCAGCTTGGCGAGGGCGTGGCGCAAATACAAAACCAGCCGACAATGATCGGACAGACCTCGGACTTCTCCGGTATCGCTGATGGTGATGCCGTGGTGGCGCGAGGCGTGACATTCAAGGTCAAGAACTGGAAGCGTGACGGTCAAGGGCAGATCGAGATATTCTTGGAGCGTCAGTAAATGGCACACGTCCGCACACAGATACGTTCAGCGATGAAGTCCGCGCTCGAAGCGGGTCTGTCGTCGTCGTACAAGGTGTTTGACTCACGTAAATACGCACGTAACATCGTGGACGGCGAAGCCATTGTGGACATGCGTATCAACGACGACCGCTCGGGTGGCTACGAGGTCATGGGTAACGAGCGCACGCACACTGCGTCACTCTTTATCCGCGTGCAGCGTTCCGCAACAGAGACGACGATCGACAATGCGCTCGACGAGGACGAGGTTGACGTTGTGGCTATTGTTGAGGCTACGGACTGGTCGTCTTTGCTTGAACAAGACCCCGAGCTTATTCAAGTGGGCTTTAGTGACGACTCCACAACAGCGCAACCAATCGCCGCTATTGTGTTTCAGTACGACGTGGAGTATCGTATCGACAAATCAGACCCCGAAACCGTAATAGAATGAGATGAGTTATGGCAAAATATAAAGGACACGTAGGTGACGTCACGGTCGGTGGTTCATCTGTAGGTGAAAAGATTTCTTTTTCCGTCGAGTTGAGCGCAGCCACGGCGGACGCTTCTGTGATGGGATCAGGTTGGTCTGACGTTGAAGACTTGCAGCATTCCGCTCAGGGTGAGCTTGAGGTTTTTTATGACCCGAACGACGCGCAACAAACAGCACTCAGCCTCGGTGCCGAAGCGGTTTGCGTATTTCAACCAGCCGGTAGCACAACAGGCTTGGAAGAAATCAGCGGAACCTTTTTGGTTGAGCGTGTAGGTATCTCGACATCGGTCGGTGATCTGGTTAAGACTACCTATACGATTCGTAACAAAGGGGTGGTCACACGTGCGACCATCTCGTAACCGAAAGGTGAAGCATGGTTGATTTTTCAGCACTCATTAGAGAAGAAGCGCAGACCACATCCAACAACCGAAACGAATGGTCCGGTGAGATCGGCGGAACAGAGGTCACAATCTACGCCAAACCTCTGTGCCCTGCTGATTTCGATTATGTCGGTAAGCGCGGCTATCGGGATTTTGCGGTTTCCCCGTCTATGGGTGGCATGGTCGAATTGATCGCGCGCAAAGCCGAGACTGAAAGTGGAACTAAGTGTTTTAAGCCGAACAGTGACGTCGCCGTGATGAAGCGGTGGGGTAACGAAAAGATCGGCAGCATATTTGCCGCCTTGTTCGGTGATGATCTTGAGCCCGAAACCGAAGAACAGTATGAGGCTCGGGTGGGAAACTAAGAGCCGACCCTGAGCGATTGGCGCACTACGCGCTTGCCAAGGCGCTTGGGGAAGACATAGACACGGTTCGACATTGGCCCTATGATAAGATACGCGGATGGCTTGCGTATTTTAAGATAGAAGAAGAGGAACGAGACCGTGGCTAAGGGCGTCAACTTTACCTTCCGGGCCACAAACGCCGCAAAGGCCGCGATGGGTGACTTCCAGCGCGGTCTCAAGGGTGTGCAGAAGGAAACTCAACGCACCCAGGCGTTGCAGCGTTCATGGAATAGAGGCCTTAACTCGAACCGTCGCGCCGTGCAGCAATTCGGTTTCCAAATGACTGACTTCGCTGTGCAGGTGTCGGGCGGTCAAAGCGCCATGCTTGCCTTCACTCAACAGGGTGGTCAGATGTTGCAGTTCTTTGGTCCGTTCGGTGCCATTGCTGCTGCGGTACTTGCCGTTTTTGGATCGCTGGCGATTGCATTTACGCGGTCTGGTAAAGCGTTGTCGGACCTCACGCCGCTGGCTGGTGTCCTGCGGGAAGAATTTGCGATGATTGGTCGCGTGTTAAATTCGGTCAAGGAAATCATGATTGACGCTGCCAATGTGATCGTCAACAACCTTGACACGATCCTCATATCGGCATCAATTGTTGCGGGCTTCTTTGCGGCTAAGTGGGTTGATGCGTTTGTCGCGGCCCGCATCGCCACGTTTAGTTTGACTGGGGCGCTTGTAGCATTAAAGACGGCCATGCTGCGAACGGGTATATTGGCTTTGGTGGTCATGGCTGGGTATCTCGTTGAGCGGTTCTTAAAACTTGCCGAGGTTACTGGTGGTTTTGGTGAGGCGCTCGCGCTTGTGGCGCAAATGGCCAAAGAATCTTTCATTAACATGGACGTCACCGCCGCCGCACTTGTTGACGCACTTGCGGGTGCGGCGCTTTCAATCGCCACCGGGTTTGTAGAGTCTTTCGCTTGGATAATGACGCAGTGGGACGTCACGATGAACGCAATGGGTAAACCTTTTAATAAGTTAATGGAGACGGTCGGTGTTGGGTTTCGCGTTGGTACTTCGGGCATCGGTGATAGTCTGCGGGAAGTCGCGGACTCTTTGCGCGGAGAGGCTACCGCGTTCTATCAAAGTTCCGTTGCTGGTTTTAACCAAGCAATACCGTCACTGCAAAAAGTCCTTGATCTGGTCAAAGAGACCAAAATGGACATCCGCGACTGGTTCGGTGGTGCGGGTACTGGTGCCGACGCGGCGTCAGGTGCGGCACAAAAGCAAGCTGACCGCATAGAAGACATATTCAAGAAAACACAGCAATCCATCAGTCAGAGCATGAGTGCTTCGTTCAAGTCACTGCTCGACGGGTCCAAGTCGTTCGGTGAAGCTGCGCGTGACATCCTCGGGTCGATCTTGAACAACGTGATCAATATCCTGATGACGCCGATATTCAACAATATCGCCGGGTCGCTTGCCGGTGGTATCATGGGTGGTCTTGGTAACATCGGCGCGTCGTTTGACGGTGGTGGCTTCACAGGTGCGGGTGTACGTGCGGGTGGCATGGACGGTAAGGGTGGTAAGCTGGCGATGGTTCACCCCAACGAAACCGTGGTGGATCACACCAAAGGTCAGTCAGTTGGCGGCAACACTGTGGTGTTCAACATCTCGACGCCTGACGTCGCCGGGTTCCAGAAATCGCAACGCCAGTTGGCGCGGCAAGCCAAAGCGGTATTGGGGTAAGACATGGCGTTCAAAGAAGATGTCCTCCCCGTAGATGTCCGCCCAGGGTCAACCAGCACACCAGCGTTCAGGACCACCGTGAAACAGCTTCGCGGTGGTGGTGAGTATCGTACTCAATTGTGGGAACACCCGCTGCGTACATTTGAGATCGCGTATGGAACCCGCAGCGTAGAGCGTATCGAGTCCGAGTTGCAGACGTTCTTGTTTGACGTGTCCAAGGGTGCGCTGAACGGGTTCCGGGCTCGTGACTGGTCGGACTACACCGCCACAGATGAGCAATGTGGTGTGGGCGACGGTACGACGTTCTGGTTCCGCATGTATAAGCGATACGCCAGCTATCAACGCCGTATCCTCAAGCCCGATCCGTCCACTGTGACCATCAAGGTCAACGGCACCACTATTAGTTCAGTGCAATGGGCAATCGACGCGGACAACGGTGTCGTCGTGTTCCTCAACCCTCCATCGACCGGAGACATCGTGACATGGAGTGGTCAGTTCCACGTACCGGTGCGGTTCATGGACGACACGCTCCCTGTCGGCATGTCGATCCACACGAAGGGTGTCGTTGACCAGATTGGTTTGCGCGAACTGCGCGTCAAAGAAGTGATCGACACCGACGAGTTCGACACGCTGCGTGACTTCCTCGCCACATTCGACAAGACGGACTTAAACAACATGATTGATTTGCTGCACACCCACGTAAACACGAACTGGCCAGCCGCATGAGTTTAACGGAACATCTCGCATCAGGTGCCGCCACGACAGCGTATTGCTGGGTTGTGGCACGCAAAGACGGTGTTACGATTGGTGTGACGGACCACGACGAGGACGTTGTTGTTGAGGGTGTCACATGCTCGTCTGCAACGGGTATGGTGACGACCAAATTCGAGCAGTCCCTCGGTCTGGTCGAGGATGATCTTGAGATTGAGGGTGTCATTGACGACGATCAGATCACCGTTGCTGATATGCGCGCCGGTAAGTTCGACGACGCTGATGTAAAGCTGTACCTCGTCAACTGGCAGGATCCGACCGAGTTTTTTCTG